CCGAAGGTCTACCCGTACCACGAGTACGTCTGCTATCTCTCGACGCTCGTGAAGCCGAAGATGAGCGGCATTCCGGTCTATCACTTCAACGTGTCGCCCAGCACGGAGAAGGAGTTCCACGAGATCAGCCGGAAATTCTTCTCGCCGTCCGTCTGCCGGGAGATCGCCAAGCAGTCGAGCACGAACTACTACGGGCTCGAGGACGGGTTCAAAATCCACGCGGATGCCAATCCCGACAGCCTCGTGGTTCCGTACAACCGTTGGGAGCCGGGGCAGAAGAACCTGCCTCTCCACATGCAGCTGAGTCTGGTCTACCGGACCTACTGTGAGAATCACGGTCGTCCGTTCGAGCAGGTGTTCTACATCAACGAGGATGACCGGAAGCGGAAGGAAAAGGAGATTCCCGACCATGCCGGTCAGGTCTATGACTTCCGCGATCAGTTCTATGACCGGCAGGAGTTCTACGAGAACATTGGCCGCCACGGCATTTTCCTGAGCACCTCGGTACGCGAGAGCTTCGGTCTCTACTATCTCGAGCTGCTGCTGGCCGGAGTGGTGGGTGTTTTTCAGCGCTATCCCTGGATCGAGGGCCTTCTGCCTGAGTACCCGTATATGGGATCGGAGAACGAGCTGGTGCCGATGCTGGCCTGGGTTCGGGACAACTACGCAGAGGCGCGAGCGCGGGTGATCAATGAGATTGCCCCGATCATCCGTGAACGGTATTCGCAGCAGACCTACTTGTCGCGTATCTACGATAAACTCCTCGAACTGGAGACAATCGAACAGGGGAAGCTATGAAGGTCGCCAGCCATCAACCGTGTTTCCTGCCGTGGCCGGGCTTCTGGCACAAGGTCTGCTCGGTCGATCGCTTTATTTTGTCGGCTGGGGTTGCGTGGTCGAAGGACGGGTTCATCAACCGTATCCAGCATGCCGGTGCATGGTTGGCGTTGCCGGTGCAGGTTGAATCGTCCAATGCCCCGATCATTGATGTCGTCATTGCCGACGACAAAAGGCGCATTGCGAAGACCTGGAAGACCGTCGCCCAGCAGACCGGACCGTACCGGTCGCGCCTGACGACAATCATCGACGTACTCCAGGAGGTCGAGCCGGGTCAGTCGTTAGTGGAGATCAATCACCGGCTGATACAGCTCCTGTGCGGTCTGCTAGGTGTCGGAACTAAGATCACGCTCGACACCAGCACCTCGAACGCTGCCACCAAGACCGAACGTCTCTACGAGCGCTTGAAGCGCCACGTACCGGGGATGACCGAGTACTACCTGGGGAAAGGGGCTCTCGACTATTTCGATCAGAATGTTTTTGAGGGCGTGCAGTGCTTCGTGCAGGACCCGTCGCAGTTCGCTCCCACGATCTCGATTTTGCAGTTAATTGCAAACGAGCGCGATCCGGTGGACGTGATCCTGTCAAAGGGCCGGTGGAGCCCACTAGACTGAGGGGTAATCAGATGAAAAGACGCCATCTGGTGCTCGCCCCGCATCATGACGACGCTGAGTTCGGCATGGGCGGGTGCATCCAGAAATTCCTGTCTGACGGTGATGATGTCCGCGTGATCGTAGCCGCTCGAGGAAACTACACGCGAAGCGACTGGGTGAAGGTCCTGGGGTCTGTACGGGCTGACGAAAGCAGAGCTGCTTTGACCCGTCTAGGCGTGAAGGACATGGTTTTCGAGGACTGGTTCGTTGAGAACGGCGCTATGGAAGCGCCATTCGGCAGTCTCGTGTCCGACATCGAGGGTGCAGTGCGCGAGTACGAGCCGACCGATGTCTATGTCTGCCTGCCCTCGTTCAATCAAGACCACCGCAGGCTCTATGAGGCGACCCTGACGGTGTTTCGCCCCGGCCTGCAGACGGCGAGCCTCTATGCCTACGAGTACCCTGGGAATCTCTGGGCGGAGCCAGTCCCCGTGTTCGGCAGGCGTTACTTCATCATCACGGCAGATGAGATGCAGGGCAAGTTCGATGCCCTGAACATGCACAAGTCGCAGTTCGAGGGTCGCAAGGTCGGCGTTGATCCGTTCGCCGCGCTGAAGCTCGCGACCCTGCGCGGGGCGGAGATCGGTGAGCAGTATGCCGAGGTCCTGTTCGTGCTTCGGGAGGTCGTCAGGCCATGAAGATACTGTTCGACCCCTGCCTTACCGCTGACCCGGCCAAGTGCTCGACCACGATCCAGTTCTGGGAGTTCGTCAACCGGACGCTGAACGTCGAGAAGCGCAAGGACGTGTTCTTCTACTGGATCGTCCCGACCTCGGTCGAGGATGAGCAGATGGGGTTCTACCCGAAGCATCCGAACATCAAGTACATCAGGATGCCTCGGGCCAAGGACCGCATCCGCGACTACATCACGATGACGCCCGAGTTCGAGGAGGCGATTGCCTTTAACGGCACGTACTGGGACTTCGACGTGCTGCTGACCGTGCGCACGGGTCTCGTGCCTCTCATGCGCGTCATCCTGAACAGCCCCCGCAACCGCAAGGCATGGTGGATGAAGCAGGTGTGGGTGATCGAGGACATGCCCATGATGTCCTTCAAGACCACCGTGCCGACCATGCTGGCCAACGGGGTGCACGACCGGATGACGATCGAGGGCCTCCTCGCCGCCGACCGGGCCTACGTCTGCAGCTACCATGAGAAGCCGGAGATCATCCGCACGGCTCGCCAGTATTTTTCGCCGTCGATCGTGCGCGAGCTCGACACCAAGCTGGAGAACGTGGTTACGGCGCAGTTCGAGAAGTACAACCTCAAGACCCCGGACCAGTTCTACAAGCCTGGCGGAGACCAGCCTTTCGGCCTCGCCTACATTGGCCGGATGGAGAAGGCGAACAACATCGTGGACATCCACGACCTCATGGTGAAGACGTGGATCACCAGGGGCGATCGCGTGAAGCTGGTCGTATGCACGGTGTCCAAGGTCGTGCCCGTGTTCGACAGCGAGCTGGTCGATATTCGTCAGCCGAACCGCGAGGAGTTCTGGCGGATCGTTCAGGAGGAGATGCACGCCTTCATCAAGATGCCTGCGGGTGGAGGCTTCTCGCTGTCGCTGATCGAGCCGATCATGCTCGGCACGCCGGTTCTCACGACGCGCACCCCGGCCTATGAGAGCCTGCTGGGGAAGGATTACCCGCTATTTGCGGAAGGTCCGAGCCAGATGCCTGGCCTCGTGAAGGCGCTCTACGACGACTACGCCTACCACTATGAGCGTTTCGCCAAGTGGCAGCAGGAGTGGTTCAAGCCGACCTACCAGAAGCGGATGAAAGAGGACCTGCTGTTCGACAAGCTCAGNAGGGACATCGACGCTTTCCAGACCATGATCTGGGAGCGGAAGGACGAGCTCGCCAGCCTGGGCGAGAACAAGATCGTCTGCCGTCTTGCAGAATTGCTCGGCACCAAGCCCAAGGGAGCAGACAAGACGATCGAGACGGTGTTCGAGGGGCTCCGCTACATGGGAGAGCAGGGCGAGGTCGATATGCTCGACAAGAAGATCGAGCCGGGCGACCGCCTCGAACGCGCCATCACCTTCTCGACGCCGTGGAACCCGTATCGGCTCGGTCTGATCCTGTTCCACGGTTTTGAGGATGCCTCACCAGAACCTGGACATCTCAGGAGAAAGTAATGATCGCCAGCGGACAGATTTTGCGTCAGCTCAAGCCTGTGTCGCCGTTTTGTGAGCGGACTAAGTTCAATGGGATGACCTACGGGGTCGGACCCGCTGGCTACGATGTGAGGATCGATCAGGACTTGACCCTAGACCCAGGAGAATTTGCTCTAGCCTCCACTTTGGAGCTGTTCGACATGCCCGACATGCTGCTGGGCATTGTGCACGACAAGAGCACCTGGGCTCGCCTCGGTCTCGCCGTCCAAAACACCGTGATTGAGCCGGGCTGGAAGGGTTTCTTGACCCTGGAGCTTACGAACCACGGCAAGAACCAGCTCCAGATCAAGCAGGGGTCTCCGATCGCCCAGATCATCTTCCATTACACGGACAAGCCGGTTGAGCAGCCGTATTCGGGTAAGTACCAGAACCAGGCACGGGGACCGCAGCCCGCCATCCTGGAATCTGACAGCTGACCGGGCCATCGTTTAGACCACGCAATTAATTGCACCTGCCATGATTGCCTATGTCATGGCAGGTTTGTCTTTGCGAGTGTCCCTAACATGGAGGTTAACTGTGGCGGCTACGGATAAGACGAGGAATTTGCTGCGGCTGGACCTTCCGGTCGGCCTGCTGGAGAAGAACGAAGACAACCCGAACAAGATGTCCCCGCGGGAGTTTGACCTGCTGGTGGACAATATCGACAAGACCGGCATCACCGATGCGGTCCTGGTCAGACCTCTGAATTTCGCTCTGGCCCACGACCTCGCCTCCACGATCAAGGGAGACAAACTGGTAAAGGCGTTCGAGGAGAAGAACGTCAAGTTCAGGATCGTGGGCGGCCACCACCGGTTCGACGCCGCGGTTTATCTCGGGTTCGAGACTGTTCCCTGCACGGTCATCATGGACCCTGAGTTCGATGAGGAGCAGGAGAAGTTCCAGCTCGTCAGGATGAACGTCATTCGCGGTAAGCTCGATCCGCAGGCGTTCTTCAACCTCTACAACAAGCTCTCCTCGCAGTACACCGAGGAAATCCTGCAGGACGCCTTCGGTTTCGCGGATGAAGCGGAGTTCCAGCGGCTGATCAACCAGACGGCCAAGGCGCTGCCCGACCCGAAGCTCCAGAAGAAGTTCAAGGAGGCAGCCCAGGAGATCAAGACGATCGATGGCATCTCGAAGCTCCTGAACGAGATGTTCACGAAGTACGGGGACACGGTACCGTACGGCTACATGGTGGTCGATTACGGCGGTCAGCGCTCGATCTGGTTCCGGGTCGAGAAGAAGACGATGGACGCCCTCGACATCGTAGGGGAGATGTGCATCGAGAACCGGCGCACCATGGACGACATCATTGGCGGGGTCGTGCAATTGATTGCAAAGGGTGACCTCAAGGACACCGTGGACCAGCTCATCGCCAAGACGCCGGAGGTCAATCTGCCTGAGAACATGTCGGTCCTGCCGACCAAGGACAACATTGAGAAGGTTGCTGCTCTATGAGGGCGAAGTCTTCAACCCGAGCCTTCAAGAAGCTGAAGAGCCTGGGCGCGGATCGCATGAATGAGGTAGACGCCCGTCTGCTGTCAGGGGAGCCCTGCAGCTCGATCGCGGCGTGGATTCAGGTCGATCTGGGCAAGTGCAAGGACATCAAGCCCGCGAGCCTGAAGAAAATGCTGGAGCGTTACCGGGAGACCGAGCTCCGGCAGAAGACGCTCGCCCGGATTGCCAACGCGCAGCGCGGGGACTCGATCAAGACCATCCAGAAGCGCCTGAACGCGCTCGACGAGATGGAGGACATGGTACGAGTCCAGCGTGGGCGAGTGGAGAAAATCCTGATGCGCGAGGCGAACCTGCCCGAAGGCATGCTGCTCCGGGACGCCTCGAACGAGCTTCGCTTGCTCAAGGACATGCTCCTTGATCTCGGAAAGATACAGCTGGAGACCGGCCTTCTGGCCAAGGCCCCGAAGACATTCCGAGGCTCCATGGTCAGCTCCGATGGGCAGGTGAAGCACTTCGAGTGGACGGAGGAGCAGGAAGAACTCTTCAGGATGATCGAGAAGATAGAGAACCATGCAGCCGAAGACGCCTGAAGCCAAACTTCTTGCCGCCTATTTCAATCTGCTGTCCGACATGGGCCGGGCGGGTGAACGCATTTGGGAGGTCAGCAAGGGTATCGAGGACATCCAGGAAAAGCTGGCCTACCTCAAGTACGCCGTCAGCTGGCTCCGTGCGAAGGCCAAGGAGGACGTGTGGGAAGTCCCGCCTGTGGACTTCCGTACGTTCGTTGAGTCTCGTGAGCTGCTCGACAAGCCGGGTGTGCTCTGGCCGAAGGTCATGGAAGCCGGTCAGGAGATGAACTCCGGCAAATACGTTGAAGCGGTGCTCACCGGGGCCATCGGTGTCGCCAAGTCAACGCTGGCGATCTACACCCAGGCGTACCAGGTCTACGTCCTGTCCTGCATGAAGAACCCGCATGCGGTGTTCGACCTGGACCCGTCCTCGGAAATCCTGATCGTATTCCAGTCGATCAATAAGAACCTGGCCATGGACGTGGACTACCGGCGCTTCAGGTCGATGATCGATGACGCGCCGTATTTCCAGACCGAGTTCACGTATAACCGAGGGCGCGAGAGTGACATGCGCTTCGACCGCTTCAACATCGTGGTGAAGCCAGTCGCGGGTCACGACACGGCAGCCATCGGTCAAAATGTGATTGGCGGCATCCTCGACGAGCTGAACTTCATGGCCGTGGTCGAGAACTCGAAGCAGACCAGGGACGGTTCGCTCTACGACCAGGCGACCCAGAACTACAACTCGATCGCTCGACGCCGCGAGTCGCGCTTCATGCAGCTCGGTCAGCTGCCCGGCATGCTCTGCCTGGTCTCATCGCGCAACTACCCCGGTCAGTTCACGGACAAGAAGGAAGAGGAGGCTCGCCGGAACCCGCGCATCTACATCTACGACAAGCGACTCTGGGAGATCAGACCGGAGCGCTTCTCCGGCGAGAAGTTCCAGGTCTTCATCGGAGACCAGACGCGCAAGCCGCGCATCCTTCGGGACATCGACGTTATCCCGTACGAGGACCGGCACCTGGTCATGGACATTCCGATCGAGTACCGGCAGACGTTCGAGAACGACCTTCTCGCTGCTCTGCGCGACGTGGCGGGTGTGGCTGTCCAGGCCATGCACCCGTTCATGCCGAACACGGACGCGGTGTCCGCGTGCTTCGGGCGCGTGCAATCAATTGCATCTCGGGAGGACTGCGACTTCCAGGACACGCGCGTCCTGCTCTACCCAAAGCGCGTGCAGCACCCGCAGGAGCCGCGCTTTGTTCACGTTGACCTGGCCCTGGCTAAGGATAGCGCGGGTGTAACGGTTGGCCATGTGCCGCGGTTCGTGCCGGTTTCGCGAGGCGAGCACACGGAAATCCTGCCTGTCGTCCAGCTCGACATGATTTTGGAGGTCCGGCCTCCGAGAGGTGGGGAGATCGAGTTCGAGAACATCCGCAAGCTGATCTATACGCTGCGGAACAAGCTCAGGCTGCCGGTCAAGTGGGTGACATTTGACCAGTACCAGTCACGAGACTCGATGCAAATCCTGCATCGGGAAGGCTTCATGACTGGATACCAGTCCATGGATGTGGACACGTACGCCTATGATGTTCTGAAGCAGGCGCTCTACGATGGTCGGGTGCTAGCCCCGGAGCATCCGAAGGCGCTAAAGGAGCTGGTGACGCTCGAGATCGACGTGAAGAAGAACAAGATCGATCACCCGCCGCACAGCTCCAAGGACGTGGCCGACAGCATAGCGGGTGTTGTTTTCGGTCTGACAATGAGACTCGAAATCTGGCGGCGTCACGGCATTCCGACATACCGCATGCCGCGCTCCATCTCGGAAATGAAACCGCAGTCGAAGAAGAGCCTGAGTTACACGGAGACGCTCAGGGAGCAGCGCTATGCGAGTGTGGTTTGACAGTGACACGAACCAGCGCGGTTTCGAGGACGATCTCCAGGATCGCGGCATTCCGTTCAGCACCGATCGTTTCGAGGTGCTCGTAGGCGACGACGAGGAAATCCGCGACCTAGCTCAAGAATGGAATGGGGAGATTCTGAAGGATGAACCAGGCACAGGCACAAGTGGACTTTATGGCTCTGGATTTGACGATCTTGGAGCAGGCCGTTCCCGCCCACATGCTTCTGATGATGCTGGAGGAGGTCCAGAAAAACGGGTACGAGGTAAGGGAAGACGTGCTGCATCACCTAAGAAACGCGGTACTCGCACCCCTGTCTCGGCTCGATACCTTCTCCGTCGCCAGGGTCGCGAAAAGGATCGATGATACGGCCCGATCGATCCTCCGTGAGGTTTCGCCCGACAACCCGCTGGACGGCCTCTACAGCTGCGCCCAGTTCATCCTGACGTTGATTGACGAAGGCCGGTGGACCGACGCCCAAAACCAGGCGGTGCTGATGTCGCTCCTGCTCATGGAGGATGTGAAGGACGACCGGAAGGATCGCTATGGAAACGAGGCCGTTTGGCGCGTAGAGGAAAAGAAGTGGCAAAAAGCAGCCAAGGAGATGCTGAAACGTGCGATGCTGCTCGGTCTTTATGCGATGCCTGCCCGCATTTAATTGCACTCGCCCGGCATTCGGCTATCGTTAGGGTGTCCACAATCTTTTCAGGAGGAAAAATTATGGGCACCAAAATTCTCATCTACTCTGGCTCTAACCCCAACAAAAACCGGTGCGTCGAAATTTCCGGCTCGGTTCACAAGGAACTCGCCAGGGTCCTGAGAAAATTCACATGCAAGCCGACAGTGGACACGCTGGCCGACGCGCTGGGCGGGAAACCGGCGGACATGCGGTTTGCCGAGGTGACCATCAAGGTATCCGGTTGGTCCTGCTATCTCTCGAACACCAGAAAAACCTGGGTCTACAAAACCGCCTGGGACCCGAAACCGGGCGTCAACTACATTCCTGATCCTCGGGTCCGGCCCGCGCCCTTCCTCCGGGACGGTAGTTGCCGGGGCTGAAAAATTCATGGTCGGGGAACTGCATTTAATTGCAATTCCCCGCCAACCCATTACGTTAGGAGCGTAACCCATCAATCCACGGAGGGAAGAATGGAAAAGACGATCTACAGGTTCTCAGCCAGCCAGTGTGACTGGACTGGCACCGACGAGAAGGAAGCCAAGAAGCATCTCGGCGGCAAGGGTGCAGCCCTTGTCATGATGGCCCAGCAGGGCTTCCCGGTGCCTCCCGGTTTCACGATTCCCACGGACGTGTGCAACCACTACCGTATGATGGTGGAGCACAGCAAGGAAGAGGCCGAGAAGATCATTACTTCTGTGGTCGGGGATGCCCTCGCAGGAATGCAGTGGCTGACCAAGACCCTCGGGTACACGCCGCTGGTCTCCGTTCGCTCGGGTGCTCCCGTCTCCATGCCGGGGATGATGGACACGATCCTGAACGTGGGGCTGACCTACGACAACCTGTCGGAGTGGGAGAAGCGTCTGGGCAAGAGGGCGGCCATGGACAGCATGAGACGGCTGATCCAGATGCTGGGCAGCACGGCCTACGGGGTTCCGCATGAGGTGTTCGAGTTCCAGCTCGCCAAGCACAAGAAGGCGGTGGGAGTCGAGAGTGACACTGACCTGACGGCTGATGATCTGGAGTTCATAAGCCAGCAGTATCTCAAGGCGTTCTTCGCCAACAAGGGCTTCGATTTTCCGATCAACGACTCCGAGGCACAGCTACGAGCGGCGGTCAAGGCAGTGTTCGACAGCTGGATGAATCCTCGGGCGATCGAGTACCGCAAGCTGAACGGTATTCCCGAAGATATGGGAACCGCCGTCAACGTGCAGGCCATGGTGTTCGGGAACATGGGGGAGGATTCGGGGACGGGTGTGCTGTTCACTCGGTGCCCCTCGACCGGCAAGAACGAGATTATGGGCGAGTTCCTGCAGAATGCGCAGGGCGAGGACGTGGTGGCAGGTATCCGCACACCGCGGCCCCTGACCGAGATGGCTGAGATGGGGGCTCAGTGGAAGGCCGTCTATCATGCGCTGGGGGATGTCTGCGTCCGGCTGGAAGATGTCTACCGGGACATGGTGGATGTGGAGTTCACGGTGCAGAACGGCTCCCTGTTCATCCTGCAGAGCCGGGTGGGCAAGCGGTCGGCCATCGCAGCCTTCAGGATCGCGGTCGATCTGGTAGAGGAGGGCGTGATCGACAGGGACACGGCGCTCTCCCGTCTCAAGAAAGCGCAGTTCAAGGTCGTCCGCAGGCCGATGCTCGATCCAAATTTCAAGGAGGAGCCGGACCTCGTGGGTCTGCCCGCCTGTCCAGGCGTGGTGAGCGGAAAGCCCGTGTTCTCGGCGGAGGATGCAGTTAATTGCACGGAACCCTGCATACTGATCTCGCACGAGACGACACCGGATGACATCGCGGGCATGAATGCCGCCGTGGGCATCCTGACCAAGACGGGCGGGGCGACCAGTCACGCCGCAGTGGTGGCTCGCGCGATGGACAAGCCCTGTGTGGTGGGCTGCACCACGCTCGACATCGATGCCATGAAAGGGAGTGGTTGCACGAAGATCACGATCGATGGATCGACCGGTAACGTCTGGGTGCAGACCGACGTACCGGTGATTGACAGCTCGGATGATCCGGCGGTCCGAACCGTGATGAACTGGTGCATGGAAAAGCTCGGGGCATGGGAGTCGTCGCCGGTCGATCTCGGGTCGGATCATCGCCCGCACGTGGTGCAGGCCGCCTACTGGTGGGGTTCGCTGGAAGTGGCCGAAGCGGTGGTCGAGGGTATCAAGCAGATGTCTTCTAGGGAGAACGTGAAGCTCGACATCAGAAACCCGCAGAGCTTCATGCCCGAAACGGACAACGAGTTGGCCCACTGCTTCGGGACCAAGCCCGACAGCGATGCGGCATTCAAGAAGGAGTTCGGACAGCTGCTGAACACGCTCATTAAGGACTACCCCGATCTGGACATCGTTGGAGCAGAAGACGTTCCGCTGATCGTTCCCGCAGATTACGCCGCCTTCTCGGTGCTGGCAGACTGAGCTAAGACATTGGAATGTAAGCAAGGAGGCAACGGCAATGTCTTTGGTTCTGAGCTTGAAGCAAGGTGACGATTTCTGGGTTGGTAACCGTCAGGTGGTGGTCTCCCGCATTCAGGACGCCAAGAAATTCTGGCTGTCCATCGATGGCAAGGAGTTCGAGATCGTCGATACGCATGCCACGGAGATACTGCCTGATGTGTTCGTGGCGTCCGGGGATTTCTTCAAGTACGGCATGGTCCGCGTGGCGATAGACGCGCCGCGCGAGATCGAGATTCTGCGTGGTGACCGGTACAGAGCGAGACAGAGAGAAAAGCAATGGGATTTCGCCAGTACGAAGTGACCGAGCAGGCCATCCGTCAGGCTAAGGCTGCAGGTTTGTGCGGAGACGTAGAGAAGCGAATTGCCAGAATGGCCAGACGCGCCGCCCCGTTCACTCACGAGTACGGCAATTGGCGGTTCGAGGATTTCGTCCTGTTCATCAAGGACGGCAAGGTTCTCGATGTTACCCGATTGGACATGGTTTCGGGTAACTCGTAGAAGTCAGAGTACAGACTACCAGGAGGGTTGATGATGCATAGAAAGCTGACGAAGGGCGGTCCGAACGGCTTCCTCCCGATTGATCTGGGTTGGCGCGGGGCGTTCTACCGCTTCCAGATCGCAGGTGGGCCGTACGACTGCTTCCCTGGTCGTGACAAGGCGTTCGGGGTGTGCGTCCGCGCCGAGAACGTGATGCCGGGCAGCTACGATGTCCACCTGCCTATCAGGGATTTCAGCGTCCCTACTGACACGTTCCGTGTCGAAATGGCGGTAAGGGACACGCTTCGCGCCGCGATCCGTGGCAAGCCGGTATACGTAGGCTGCATGGGTGGCTGGGGCCGGACAGGGCTGTTCCTCGCGCTCCTTGCCAAGGCTGCCGGGGTTGATGATCCGGTCGCCTACGTACGCAAGCATTACACGCCGCGAGCGGTGGAGACGCGGGCGCAGGAGCAGTTCGTCAAGGATTTTGACGTGACAAAGCTGCGCAAGTGGCTGCACAAGTTCGCCTGGGCACAGAGGTTCCCGTGGCTTTCCCGTTTCTTGGCTCCCTGAGAAGTGCAATTAATTGCATTTCTCATTGACTCGGACCGGCTCAAGGTCACGATAAGATAAAGCCAACCGGAACCATGGAGGGTATGCATGGCACTCACCGACCCGAAAGATACTCTGGCCTATCACTCGTCTCGTGTTCTGTGCATCAAGCGGGACATGAGCGAGGTCCCGTGCTCCAACGTGGCTAAGGCCCTGAGTAACTATCAGCACACGCATTCCCCGTCTGATGAGGGTCACTCGACGCCAGAGACGCAGGCTCTGTGGTTCTACGGGATGAATCACGGGATGGCCCTGATCTCGAAGCGGTTCCACCCGCTGGAGCCGCTTCCTCCTCACATCCTGAAATTCGTGGAAGCCTACCATGATAACCTGGTGCCGAGGGCGGTCAGGGCCTTCTACTACCTTCTGCTGATCTGCACCCGAGAGGCGCGGCACAACAAGTCGTTGAACAGCGATCACAAGAAGCTGATGGAGAAGTTCGGCCTGTCGGTGGCCGACTTCTTCGTGCACATTTCGGGCGGGGAGTCGAGCATCCACCAGAAGTTCGTCACCAACCCGCCGACGGCGACGATCGGCCAGTATGTCGAGGCTCTCCGCTGGCAGTTCTATAACTCGAAGTGGAACTCAGGCTACGGCGGTCCGGCTTGGGGCAGGGTGACTGATTGCCTCTGCAGGTTCGTGACGGGCGAGTATTCGGCAGAGATGATGCTGGATACGATATGGACCCTCGCCCACAACAATGGGCCGATCTTCAACAAAGGCATCTTCTATGGGCACTACAACATGCAGGTTCTGATCCGAATCCTCGATGTTCAGAGGTCGGGGCAGATACCGCAGGCGATCCTGTTCGATCAGCCTTTGTGGTCGTACGTACCTAACGAACTGACTCAATGGATGAAGACCCTGAAGGAATGGTTTCCCGAGGACATCGGGGATTATGTCGCCTGGGATATGGTTGAGGCTCTCGGGTCGGTCCAGAAATACCCGAATGAGAAGAAGGCTCAGTGGGCTAAGCACGGACTGTCGCCCCTGGCCAAGGAGGCCGAGAAGGCTGCGTACGAGAAGAAGATCAAGGAACAGGAGGAGTTCAACAAGAAGTGGTTCATGGTCACACCGACCACCAAGGTTAAGAAAATCCAGATGGTCCGTGCCGCGTAATTCCAGGAGGGATTGGTATGAAGCGCAAGAACATTAACGATGTGATCTACGGGGACAGGGCAGCGGTTCGGGCCGCAAAAACATTCAGCTCCTCGACGCTATCTTACGGGTCGTACGGGTATGGGAAGAAAAGCACCAGCAGTTCAGGGAAGTGGTGCTATGAATCGCACCCGCCTCTGAAGCTGCCTGGGACCAATCTGGTGATCTATGGCGGTTCCTGCTCGAACCCTGTGGTTAAGGATGCCGATGTCTACATCGGGTTCGACCTGACCATGAAATTTACGGAACGGCACTGGCCGTGGAACAAGGGTGCAGAGGTCCTGTTCCACATTCAGGACATGGGAGTTCCCAGTAAGCCGGAGGAGTTCAAGAAGCTCGTTGCCTGGACGAAGAAGAAGCTGGAGGCTGGTCTCAAGGTGCACTGCGGGTGCATTGGCGGGCATGGGCGGACGGGCACGTTCCTTGCCGCTCTCGTCTCCGAGTATGGTGAGCAAGATGCGATCAGCTATGTGCGGGAGCATTATTGCTACAGGGCGGTCGAGAGCTCGGAGCAGATCGAGTTCCTGCGAAATCACTTCGGCATCAAGAGCGCGAAGGCATCGAAATCGGGTAGCGTGTACTCGTACTCCACAGGCTCTAAGGGAAAAGATGCCTCTACCTACAACCCGATCCCGAGCATGGGTAACATCTGGGGTTGCAGTTAATTGCAATTTCCCTTGATCCGCCTACGGCATAAGTTAGAGTGGCAGTAAGGCCATCAGATCAAGGAGGATAGAGTGGCGATCATCATAAAAAGCATGAATGCCCTGGGGGCACTGAAAAAGCTGGGCCTCCCCCAGGAGCTGATGGACGGGCTGCAGAAATACCCCATCGAGGTCACGCTGAGCGCCACGAAGTTCAATTTCGTGGTACCCGGCAAGGATGGGGACAAGAAGGGGTACACGGTTCCTGTAACGCTGGATCAGCTGCAGAAGCTGAATGCCGGAACCTTGCAGCCTGCGGAAAAGAAAGCACTCGTCACGGCGCTGTCTCTCTGCATCCATACCATCCTGAAGTGGGTGGATGCTGAGGGTGTGCAGCCGGTAACAGCACCGGAGCTGCCTAACGACGAGCTCAAGGCTGGCATTCTTGACAAGCTGCCTCCGCTTAAACCCGCAGAGTCGAAGGAAGAGCCTGGTTGGAAGGTGTTCGACCTGTCCAAGCTGACGACCGCTACGCCCGTGAAGCTCAGGGACGCGACCATGCTGTACCAGCCGGTCATGGGCACCTCGGGCGGATCGCGTTACTTCCTCGTGGCCGCCAACAAGGATGTTCGGGTAGCTGCTCGCATCAAGGGCATGGCTCTGTCAGTCAGGATTGAAGGGCCTAACTGGCAGAAGTATGTGTCGAACATGAAGAGCTGTGGGATCGACAAAATAGCGAAGGATTACGCCAGCATTCATCTGGAAGCAGGCTCTGACTACGTGATGGCCAGCAAGACGCTCGGGTCGATCCTGATGGGTCTGGGCATTCCGTTTGATACGCCAATCCCCGACCTTAAAGTGATCGCTGACAAGGGTGCCTGACATGCTGACCGTGGAAGAATTTAACAGCCTGGAGGTCGGGGACCTGATAGAAACCGGACCGATCTTCAAGGCCCTGTCCGATGATCCAGTGATCCTGCATACCGCGAAGATCGAAGAGGATGGCGGTGACCGGAGCAGGGTCGAGTTCATGGTGACCTACATGGGCGTAACGCTCGGGCGGTGGTCCTGCAACCGGAAGGGAGAGGAATTGGAATGGGAAACGGTGTGAAGGACCGCTGGGCATACGCCATAGCTGATGCGCTCAACATGACCATAGAGCATCGGGACACGAAGCCGGTGCTCAACGGGTCGCGGACAATGGACGTGGATGTCGGGCTCAGGACGTTCAGCGTCAACGCCCGCATCGTCAGTGCGCTCCTAAACAAGACTGAGCACATGGTGATCGTCAGGGTGATGGGGAATCTCGCTCTGCTGGTCTTGGCTTATGACGGAAAGGTGGGCACTCCGGCAGTGGATGTTCACGTTCTCAATCTGGCGAAGACGGACAAAATAGATCAGTGGCTGGAGAGAAACGCGCCCAACTCGGGAGACCAGGCAAAGAAGCTGCTCGCGAAAGGCATCGTGAAGTCCTTCACCAAAACCGGACCCGGCCCTTGGAAAAAGCTCGCCTGAATTGAGGTCAAGAACTAATGCTGAAAATATGGACAGCCGCAGAAGCGTCCGTGATCAAGAGAACGTTGGGGGTGACGCTCAGAAATTTCCGGCCAAATGTCCCGCCTCATCAGTTTGTTCCTTGGGACGAAAACAGCCCTCCACCGGAGCCGGGGGAGGGTGAAATTGTTATCGTGTGCGGCGGCAAGCCGCTCGACGCTCTGAAACGGGCAGGGATCACGCCGAAGAACCGCACGCTGAGCTCGCTGCGCGAGAAGCCGATCAAGCGTGGCGGCGGATACTACATGATCACGTTTGATCCCTCGATCACGGCCAACGAGCCGGACAAGGCCGAGATCATAGATTGGGACATCCGCCTTGCCGTCCGGCTGCTGAGGACAGGTGCTCTCGATCCAGAAGTAGGCGAGTACCGGTGGGTGAACAATTTCCAGCCGATGATCGATTGGATCGAGAAGAGATACGAGAAAACCGGCAAGCCCGTAGACGTGGCGATGGACACTGAGACCATGGGCTTTTACCCGTGGTATCCCGACAAGGATGTCGTCAGCATTTCGTTCACGGTGGAGGCGGGCAAGTCCGAGCTGCTCTACCTCGGACCGCAGAAGCATCCGATCGAGCTGGACCCGAACGTCAATCTGTACGAGCAGATCAAGTGGCTGCTGACCTCGCCCAAGGTCAAGCTACGTATGGCGAACGGCAAGTACGACCTGATCTGGATCGCGGAGAAGTGGGGCATCGAGTGCACGAACTTCAAGTTCGACACCTGCCTTGTCGGGAACCTGCTGAACGAGAACCGGTCGAACAGCCTCAATCTGCACGCCAAAATTTACACGCAGATGGGCGGGTACGATGACTATCTGAACGCGACCTACGACAAGAGCCAGATGGAGAAAATCCCGACCGACGATCTGCTGACCTACGCGGGCGGGGACACGGATGCCACGTATCAGGTGGCCGACATTCTGCGCGATGAGCTGGTGGCCGACGAAAAGCTCGCCACGTTCTACGTCAAAATCCTCCATCCGGCATCGCGGGCCTTCGAGAAGATCGAGCGCCGTGGCGTGCTGATCGATCGGGGGAAGTATGAGGCGCTGGGCGAAGAGGTGAGGGAGGTTATCAAGACGGCTCAGGACAAGGCCATGAGCCTTCTCCCGAACCGCCTCAAGATCAAATACCGCGACAAGATTGAGGGGCAGCTAAAGGCCGGGAAAAGCCCGCTACTGCCATCTCTGCTCAAAGAATACTTCTTCTCACCCCTGGGTCTTAACCTGAAACCCAAGGAACTCACAGCCAAAACGGGCGAGCCATCCATGACCAAATCCCATCTCCGGCAGTTCGCGGACGTGCCGGAGGCTGCGGAGATGATCGAGACGCTCACCGAAATGGACGCAGCCTCGAAAACGCTCTCGACTTTCATCGAGGGGTTCCTGAAGCATCTGAGGCCGGACGGTCGGCTGCACCCGACCTACATGCTGTTCCATGGCGGTCTGTATGATGACGATGATGACGAGTCCGGCACTGTGACGGGTCGCCTGTCAGCGAAGGACCCCGCCTTCCAGACGCTGCCGAAAAAGACCTATTGGGCAAAGAAGATTAGGGCATGCTTCCCCGCACCGCCTGGCAAGGTCGTCTGCTCCCTGGACTACAGCCAGGGCGAGCTTCGCGTGGTGGCTTGCGTGGCGAACGAGAAGAACATGATCGCCGCTTATGAGGAGGGCAAGGACCTGCACGCGGTGACCGGAGCGCAGCTTGGTGGCGTGAGCTATGAGGAGTTCCTGAGCTGGAAGGATAGCGAGGACGAAAGGCTCGCCAAGCTGTTCGAGGAACTGCGCTCTCGAGCCAAGGCAGGCAATTTCGGTCTGCTTTACGGCATGGGTGTTGAGGGCTTCCAGGCTTATGCGTGGGCGAACTACGGTCTCCGACTGACCTACGCGGAAGCCGAGAAGATCAGAAACGACTTCTTTGCTCTCTACTCCGGCCTGATCGACTACCATGAGAGGCAGCGCAAGCTCGTCAGCATGCATGAGATGGTCCGTTCTCCGCTGGGCCGCGTCCGCCATCTGCCCATGATCCGCAGCTGGGACAAGGCGGTTCGAGCCAAGGCCGAGCGCCAGGCCATCAACTCTCCGATCCAGTCCTGCCTGTCCGACATGATGCTCTGGGCGATCGCGCTTATCGACGATGCGTACCCAGAGATCGAAATTGTGGGCCAAATCCACGACGCCATGATTGCGTACATCCCGGAACAAGATGCACACCTGTGGGCTTCCAGAGCGCAGGAAGTTATGTC